AAGGACACGCGCCAAAATATTCGTGGTGGAAGAACAACCAACCACACTTTAGTCACTGACAAAGTAAAAACACAAACCGCTGTAGACAATACAGTAGATGCAAAACCTGTCAAGAAGGATTTCGACAAGGATTTTGTAAGCCCATTCGAGTTAAGAGAGGATGTGGCAAAGAACCTAAGCAAAGAAATGGGTATGAATGTGGTTTCTGGAAAATTGAAACACACACACCCAACTGCTTGGGTAGGTAGAAAGTATTTTCTCGACTATATTGATTCATTGGGAAAAACTTTTATAGATATTGGGGGAAATCCTAAAAAGAACCAGACATTACTCAAGTGTGTTTGGTCAGTACACCCCATTATATCTAGGGATGGAGTTTTCAGAGATCTTGAAAGTTCTAAGGGCAAGCATTGCGCCCACACTCTGTCCTCCTGTGAATGTGCCTGGGAAAAACCAGATGTGAGCATATCGATCCATACTTTATATTATTTAACACCCGGAGAGATAGTCAAAGCAGTAATGATCTCAAAAGATAAGGTCTTTTATTGCGTCACACACCTTTTTGATAAATTGAAAGGTTCTTTGAATGCTGGAGAAGCAACTTACGTGAAATATGATGGATATATTTCAATGAGAAATGGCTTAGATTTAGAGTCATACTACCACCCTTCGTTGGATTGGGTAAGAACAAAGAACTTTATTGAATACAAAGGGGTAAGAGTTTCGTGGAAGACAGTAAGAAAAGTTGGAGACACCTACTTATTGAAGTTTTCACAAGTACCAGACAACGCCATGTTGAATGAGACAAACATGGTTGTTAACCAAGAAGTACAATTTGAGGATAATGAAATAATCCAATTAGTAACTCTTGGGCACACCACAAAAGCCTTGGTCCACAGAGATAAGGATTTGAGTTTGATTGATGAGGAATTTTTAAATTATTTGAAACTCAAATTTATGTCTTACCCAAGGACACCCACCACATGGGCATCAATGACCACAGAAGCTAAAAAATACGCCTTAAACAAGAACATGTTTTATGAAGAATGTTTGGAAACTGTGAAACTCGCCTTTTCCGATGTCGGAAATGAGATGAATGCTCTTACGAACTCAGCTATGACAAACAAGCAAGCTTTAGAAACTTATAATAAAGCCTTAGAGTTCACCTTTCCTCGCACCTGGAATGCATGGATATGGTTGATAGTCCAAATAATAATGGCTATCGTTGGTGGAACAGTAATGACTCGCTATGTATGGAACAAAATTTTAATGTTGTTCTACTACTCCGCAACAGAACAAGGGGGTGATGGATTGTTGGATCCGTTCACTTACACATTAGGATTGGTGTCATTAACGATCCTTGGTGCGGGCTATGTTTTAGTGAATCTTAGGGATCACACATCCAAGATACTCAACTCTCGAATTGTGAGGGGTTGGGTGGAGATGAATAAAAAACATGGAGTGGGAAGTAAGCTACCAGAAGGTACTGTCATAAACATCGGTGAGTTGGTTAAAATACCCTCTGTCAAAGCTGAAGAGCTACCAGAGAAACCAATGAGAGAAGGTGCAACATATTCAGCACCAACTAATCCAAACAAACCAGAGATTATAATGGAGGACAATGGAAAGACCGGTTGTTTGGTGGTGGGTATAGTATCAAGTGATGCAATACCTCAAGTGTTCAACAATACTGAACACAACCAAGAGATTTCAATTAAGAATAGAGTTTTGCCTTTACCACAAATGGTGGACGCTGAGGAGGTCAAGCTTTTTCAAAGATATCAACATGAATTTATTCGTGGGGAAATGAAATCTTTTACAATGGAGATCGTTCCGGAAGACTTCAAAACATGGGTTTCTAGATTTGACAAGAAGAAACAAGAACGATACATTAATGCAAAACCGACTGACAAACTTTCTTATGAATGCTTCGTTAAAGCAGAAGCTTTAATTAGAAATCACCTGATTCCTATGGAGCCAAAAGCCCCTAGAAACATCTCAATGCCAAATCCTTGGTTCGCTCGAACTTTAGGCCCCTACATGTATTCAGTAGCTAATGAGATGAAAGAACACTTTGGGATCCAATCCAGAATAGCATATGCAGGAGGAATGGATAGTGCAGAAATAGGACATTGGGTTAAAAACCAGCTTCAAAACTTCAAAAGACCATACTTTATCATGGATGATTTTTCAAAATTTGATCAATCGTATGGCGAACATTTTATAGACTTTGAAATTGCGGTTTATAAAAGGTTGAAAATCCCAGCTGAAATCATTAAGATGATTGAACAACAAAAAGAAACGCTGGGTAGGACTAGGAAAGGGGTGACTTTTTCTTGTCCTGCTACCAGAAAATCTGGCGACCCAAACACAACAGTTGGCAACTCGTTAACCAACTTGGTCGTTCATTCATATTGTTGTAAAGCCTTGGGCATCGACAATGTGTCAATGATAGCAATGGGTGATGACAACCTAATGATAGTGGAATTCGAGGATGCTATCAAAGTGAAGGAAATAGAGAAAATATGCTCTAGATTGGGGTTGAAGAGCAAGGTCCAGGGGAATGAGGACATTGCTAAAGTGGAATTCTGTTCGGGTTTATTTTATCCTACAAAAGTAGGTGGATACTTTTTAGGACCAAAACCAGGAAGATTTTTCGATAAAGTGGGGTACACAGTTGGGGCAGTGAAAGATAAAGCTGCTTTGATGAGACAAATGAGAGCCGTGGCTCTAGGTTTTGGCAAGTCACAATTTGTACCTTTCATGTCAGTGTACATGAACAAAATCTTGCAATTAACAAGTGCTTATGAGCAAGAAGACAATTATCTTTACGAAAAATTTATGACAGAAAAACACACAACAGGGTATGTAAACATACTTAAGGAGGATTGTACAACTGAAACTGTAGACCGCCGCTTCTTCCATGAACGTTATAATTTAGATTATGATGCCTGTTTAGAAAGATTTAAGGAACTCATTTCAAAAGTCAAAGATTTACCAGCTCTAATGACGTATCCGAGCTTCTTTGATACATTGAGATCCGTGGACAATCCGTTAGAGGACTGTCCCGTCTCCAAACAACAATAAGCTGTTGTTCGGCGGATTTTGAAAAACAAAACAAAAATGCCAAAGCGCAAAGCAGTATCATTGAAAAAACAAAAACAAAATAAAAAGAAAAAACAAAAAGTAACCCTCAAAGGAGTCATAGGACATGGAGACTATGCCGTTGAGGAAGTGAATCCGGTAATAAACAAACTAGTTAAGATAGTTGGTGGTATGGGATCTTCGTATCTGGGTATGGGCTCAGAACCAGGTTCCATCCTTGCAGACAAGGCCCATAGACTGTTCAAAAGAGTAACAGGATTTGGCGACTATAAAGTCAAGAAGAACTCATTGGTAGTGGACAATGGGGCACCGATATTCAAACCATCTGATAGAATAACAAACATTAGGCACAGAGAATTTGTGTGCGATATTAAAAGTGGAGCAATGGACGGATCATCAACAAAATTTAATGGTCACACATATGCAATTAATCCTTCCAACGCACTTTTGTTTCCTTGGTTGTCTGGTATAGCAAAAAGTTACCAACAATTTAAGTTCAATGGATTATTATTCTCTTATGAAGGAAAAAGTGGAAGTTCAACTGGACCAAACACAGCTTTGGGAACGGTCATAATGGCAACAGACTACCAGGTCACATTATTGAAATTGGATATTCCACCCTTCAAAGACAAACAACAGATGGAAGCTCACGAGTTTGCAACTTCATGTGTTCCAGGAGCGAACATGTTGCATCCGGTCGAATGTGATCCTAGTGAGCAAATTGTTCAACATTTCAATACATTTATCAATCCTTTGACAGTTGATGAAGATGTTAAGTTCTATTACCCAGGTATATTTCAAATATCAACAGTAGGTATGCCCCAAAACAATATTAATTTGGGAGAATTATGGGTTACATACGATGTCGATTTATTAAAAACGCGAAAAGCACCAACAACTGCTTCAGCACATTTTTACATGACAGGAGATGTAGCTTTGGGATACTTACCACCAAACGTTGCGACAAAATATGCGACACCTGGATGGGTCAAAGTTGACAAAACAAATGGAACTTTCATTTTCGATCAATCCTTTTATGGGGCAGTTAGATTATCTTATAGCCTACACTCGCCTGCAGCAGCCCTTATCGGAGGATTTGGGTTCAATTTGAGTGGAAACATTGCTGTAGACAATACATGGACCAATGACAGTGCAAATGCTGTCTTACAAGGCGACACATCCAATCAAGTTGGAATGTATTCATTTGTGTGTAAGGGAGGAGGACAACTAACTGTTATCGCAGGATATGCTGGCACAGACGCTGGTCTTTATATGGATATATTTATTGACACAGTTGATGATGATACCTACCAAGCAATTTAAAAGAAAATTTTTCAAAATCAGACGAACGCTCTCTCATTCACAGAGTTAATAAAACAATGAATGCGCCTCTAGATGACTAGGGGAAACAACATCAGAAAGCTAAC